GCACTGTCGCCAGCGTCATAGTCAGATGTAACTACTATCCCAAAATCAAATTGCTCCTGGTATGTCACTCCTCCCCAGTCAAACAGAGCAGGGTATATCTTACCCTGAGCCAGATCACTAATATTATAGTTATTTATTATATATATAGAGTTAGGATGTTGTCCCCCAGTATGTAATTGGTAATTTGTGGTTAAACTAGAACCATTAAAATTTATATGTCTATTTCTATGAGAAGCTAAAAGTTGGTGTGTAGTATTTGGTATATCCGCTAAATGTGATCCCCACGAATACAAAGGCGTAACATAATCTAAATTAAGTACTCCTACCTTGAAAGAGGTAGCTGTAGCTCCTGTTTCAAAATCCCACCCTCCAGGCCATTGGTATCCTACTTCTGTTATATACCCGGAAGTAGCACTAGTCCAATACATATAATTCTTCCCTGCTGCGAATGCTACAGAGTTAGCTGGCCCTAAATCATTAATATTAAATAAAACTACAGATCTATCCTCTACCTTTGAGGGTAAGTTGTATACTATATCCCCATCAGACATACTTAGAAGAGTTGGACAGCTTTCAAACCTGCAGTCCGAAGGACATGTTGGAGCAGAAGCTTGAAAATTAAGAGCTAATTTAGCACTTGTTCCATAAGTAGAGTCAGTGTCTACACACCCACACGAGACACTAGCTTCTAAATCTACAATATTACCTGATCCAATTGTTATTAAAACGGAATTAGAGTACTGTGTACAAGTTATTGAAGGGTATTCTAGCTCTGCTTTTACTCTATAATACCCAGTCTTATTTTCTTGAAAGGGACTAAGTGCTCCACATTGATGTTTGAATGCATGATACCCATCAAAAGTCTGTGTATTATAATCAAAATACCCTGTTTGAGTTCCCAACCCATTCATATTTTGCGTAGGGGAATTAAAATTCTGAAATGTATTTTGATAATCTAGATAAGACAAAAGAATATCAGTCCATCCTCCTGTACCGGTTACGCTATACTGAAGAGTTGTAGTAACTTTATCAAAAGGATTAGAGGTACAAAATATTTCAGCCCTCCATTCAGAAATACAATTAGTATTTCCGGAAGCAGCTGTAAGAGTAATTGACGAACACGAAGGACAAGTAACAGGCATATATTAAGGTTTTAACAATCACATCCACATTTACCATCACACATGGCTTTCGCTTTTAGGTATTTATCATTAGCTCCTTTAATATAACCTGTATTAGTCAGATCATACAAACCAGCGTTTGCAATTGCAGAGTTCAAAAGTAAGAAAACTTTTTGAGCTTTTGCTAAAGTTGTTGAACATTTTGGGCAGTCACATGAACACCCCATTAATTCCTCTGCATACTTTCCTAGACAACAGTCTACGTTACATGCGGAAACTAATCCTGTACTATCTACTACCGTCGTAGAATTTTGCTTAAAATCAATGGTATAAACCCCATTTCCAGGTACTGATACAACTACATCCATAAATCCTGATGCAGGTAGTCCTGTTACTGTTTGAGTTACTGTAGGATAAGTCCCACTGTAATCTATCAATTGAATCACGTCACCTGAAGAGGCTCCGGCTAAAGTGTCTGTTACTTGAACAGTTACACTGCTACAATTAGATATAAGGGTTGTTTGTAAGGCCATTGTATAAGGTTAAAAAAAGGTTATAGAAAACACGAATGCTCTCTATAACCTTTATTAATTAAATATTAAAGTGCTACTACTGGTAAATTACCCGCTGATGTATGAGCTAAGTACCCATTCATGATAGTCTCAAAAGCAGTTACTCCTGATCCAGATCTAACCCAAGTAGAAATTGTTCCTGGAACCGCCATGTATAATTCATGGTTGTTATCTACTTTGTTAATTTGACCATTTGAATATCTAGAGTTCCACCCTAAAGTGTACACATCCATAAGTAATCCTGCAACTGCATATGTTACCGTTGCATCTGGCTGTTGTACTCTATAGTAATCTCCTTTGTTACTTCCTAATAAACTTTTTTCAAAGTCTGCTAAGATAAAAGAATCCCCTAAAGTAGACGTTGCTGCTGTAGAAGTAAAAGTATGTGCACCTGTTGCATCACCATTAGCATCAAAAGCCCCTGCAATATTAGTCTGTGCATTATACCCTATTGCAGATGGTCCTGCATAAGTATGCCCAACAATAGTTACTGTTGAACCTGTTTGTGAAGTTGAAGCAATCATTCCGTTATACCCAGGTGCTGCAATGTGTGCTGCTACTGCTGCCCCTAAAGCTACAGAAGTTGTTGCTGTTGCTGTAGTACAAACAAATTCTATATTTTCTCTAACATAAGGCTCAGATCCTGATGCCTGATCAATTAATTTAATCATCATTATTGTTCCTGCAGTAGTTGGTGCTACAGAAGTTAAAATAGCTACAGATTCTGCAGTTTGTGCTGCTCCTGATATACCACCCCAGTTTGTAATATCCTTTCCTTGAATCCAAGGAGAACACTCTCCTGAACCATTTCTACAGAATTTTACTTCTGGTGCTGTTTGCAACGTGTCTCCTGTTACTAACAATGCAGTTGCCCCTGTTGCTGCTACTTTTTTATAGGCTACTAAGCCCGTTGCTGTTGCAGATGTTACATCCGCTCCAATTAAAAGTTGTCTCATTTTTTTAAATTTTTTTTATTACTTATTCATTTTTATTTGCCTCGGCTTCATAAGATTTGTACCTAGGATCTGCAATCGATTCTAAAATACTACTTATGGTCATGTCCACAATCTCTCTATGAGAATGGTCGGGCAGTTCACAACTAATCCCCAAAGATAATGAAATTTGGAGAGGGTTTCTTAAGTATGTTAATTTTACACTGTCTATTATAAATATATCACTAGTGTATATATCAAGTACATCTTGTCTTACTGTGTAGAGCGGAGATGTATATTTTGTTGTATTAAATGGATCTTGTAGCATTGCAAATATATCATCTTGCTGCACAAATTTAGAGGCATGTGAAGATAATTTTAAAGATGCAGAAGAAGTTGGAACTCTCTTTTCTGAAAATGCTACGTTTGTTTTACGTAAAGGTGAACTAGAGATATGTGCACCTGCTAGATTTTTACCTATTACGGTTGCTGTGGATAAAGCTGCCACTAATGTTGGGTAAAGAAGTGGATCAATTATAATAATTATTTCATCCGGATAGCTTAAATGCCCAATAGCTTCCCAGTTCATAATAGCGCCAGCGTTACCTGATGCTAATATTTCTCCCTGCGCAGCTGGAACACCTGTTGGATATGTATGTGCATTTACATTTGTCCATAAACTATATGTAGTACCTGCTGTTATATTTTGAGGATCGTCATAAATGACTAGCTCGTTAATAATGGCGGTACTTTCGTTAGATATAAAACCAGCCATACTTACTCTAAAGTAATAATAATCTTTGGGATATGAAACACTCCAAGACATAGGCTCACATTTATTTGTATAAACCCTAGTCAGTTGATTAATTAAATACATATAATCTGTAGGTAATCTAAAAGAGTCTACATGTATATTATTGAACAGTTGCTCTTTATATGTAGTTATATCTTCATATTCAGAAACCAATACACGTAAATCGTCTATACGTTTTTGATTTCCTTCAAATCCTAGTTGATATTTATTATTTATTCCATATTTGAGATTAACAAATTTAGATTGAGCTTTATTCAATTCTAAATCTATCTCTTCAGGTAAAAGCAAATCGGCTTGGAGTGAATTGATTTTATCCACTCCTTGCTCGATTGCTAAATGCATTTGTTGTACATTCATGTTATAAGGCTAATTCTTTTAATTTTGCTCTCATTATTGTTAACTGTCCTGAATTCTTTTTATCTTTTAAAAATACTACTGTATCGTCTGTAGAATCTCCAATTACCTCATCAATAAAAATTATCTGGTTTCCAATTTTTCTTAATACTCCTGCGGACACTAGTTCTGCAATTTCAGCTTTTACAGGTAGGTTACTATCTCTAGCAATCTTAACAAATTTTACAGGGCTTGAATCTTTAAATTCATATAAAGCATTTTCAACCTGTTCCTCTGTCATTCTATCTGGATTTGTATTAGCTAAAATACGAAGTACTCTCCTCATAGATTTAATATCTGCTGCAATTTTAATAAACTCTCTGTCTGCATCTTTCCTCAATTGTATTTGAGTGTTTTTAAGTTTAATATCTCTAGTAGTATCATGGATATAAAATCTCTTAACAGGGTCTGCTTGCATCTCCTCCTTATTTAATCCAACTTGTGGATGTTTAAGAGCAAAACTATATTTGATGTAATCCATAATTTGTAATGGAGATCCATCTGCATTCATACCTATTTCCAATTCTACCCCAGTGAATCCTACTGGTATTGTGAGATCAGTCCAAAAAGATTTTGCATGTTTTGGCCAATCTGCATGTGCTGGACTTACATCCAACAGTCCATCTAAATATTTACTTTCGTCTGCACGATCGAAGCCTTTTAATGGCTGTCTGTTCACAAAAACACTACTAAGCTTCATAATTGCTTCTGCTCTAACTTCTTTAGGTAAGTGATTTAAAATCTCTCGTCTCCTTAAAAATACTATTTTACTCATAATCTTAGTTCTTTTAAAGTTTAAATTAGGTGGGTGTAAAGAATAACTCCCCGTTATTATTAATAATTAAAGACGTGGGGGTTTCCCCCCACATCCTCAATCAAAAACCAATATATATAAAACGCAAATTAATGCCTACTACGAAGCTATACAAGTGATGTCAAGCGAAGTATCAAATCTTCTTAAGATAATACCTGCTGTTTTCAACATATGTACAGATGCCCCATCCACGTCAGATGCTCTAGAAGAACTTGAATCAAATCCTCTTGGAACTACTGAACCGGCTACACACCATCTCATCATCTCACGACCTTTCTTAGAGATCATTTGAAGGTTATTTTGTCCATCATAGTTTGACTGATCAACAAATACCATTCTATAAGATTCAAGTGAATATCCTGTAACAGGGTGTTTTGCACGAGCTTGTGCAACTGGACCATGGTCAAATAATGGTAATTTTACCACGTTTACCGTATGTCCGTCAATGTGCTCGTATGAAGTAAAGTAACCACTCATACCTAATGATCTACCAGATCCAGTGATGAAACGATTCTCTCCACCAACTTTCCACGAACCTGCGCCTGTGCTAAAGTGATTTTTAAGAGCCTCATCAAATTCTCTAGCACCACCAGTACCAGTATAAAGAGTTACTTGTTTTTGTGCAGCATCAGTCATGCCATAGAATAAGTCACCAATAATATTTTTGATTTTATTCTCCGTTAAAGTAGAATAAGTATCTCTGTTGATGATTTGCTCTAAAAGACCTGGACCTACAATTACTGGCTGTCCGTTTTCGTCTTTCATTTGAGTTGATCCTGCTGAGTCATAAGTTTTTTGTCCGTACCAGTAGTACATTTCACATTCTTCTTTAAAGTCCAACATGTGTGTGTACTCTTCATAGTCCATCCAAAGTTTAGTAGTTTTACCGCCTTTAGTTGGTAAAGAGAATTCTGCTACAAAATCTTTAGCATTACCAGACATATGGTAAGACTTTCTTACAGTTCCGATTTTGTTACGAACTTTCCCTGGAGTTTCCCAGTTTGAAGCATTTCCTCTAGAGAAATCTACTCCTACAGGTGCATACAAAGAAGCCCAAAGAGACCCCACTGCTACTCCACTAGTTAAAGTTGCTGTTAAATCTGGATTAACAAGTCTACATGTGTACTCATAATTTCCAGCATTTTGTACTGGCTCATTCATGATTCTAACTTGTTCTCCGATTCCGTTGATCAACACGTAAGGAAATACAAAGTGCTTATCTGGAAAGGTCAACGTAAATGTTGCTCCTGCCGCACCTGCTCCTACTGCTGCTCCTGCTGCTGCAATTGGTCTCGTCTTTAACGTATGAGTTTTCACACGATATTCATACTCTAGTCTGTCAATGGACTTAGTGTTTCCTACACCTTCTGTTAAGAAAGATAATGGAAAACGCTTATCGTCTTTTCCAGCCAAGTGAGTAATTATCGGTGATAATTCTGTTGGACGAGCCAATAGCGCGTTAGACAGACTGTTCATGTCTGTCATTTGTGCATCGTTATAGTAATTCTTCTGCACGCTAATGTTTGTTCCGCTCATTTTTTAATTATTTTTAAGGTTAATACAATTTAATAAATTGTCTATAAATTACTAAGATCAAGATCGTCAAAATCGACATTTACTCGTTTCGTTCTAGCTTTAGCTCTAGAGCTTTTTACAGTCTCTTCATTTCTAGAAATCTTTTCTCTCAGGGATTTAGTCGCTTTAGTTTTTGCTTTGGTGTTTATAATTTGCTCTAGATTAAATCCTTTGTACATTAAATAATCTATTGCTAATTTTTGCTCCATCTGCGCATTACTATGATCTAAATCACGTTGTGTGTGGCCATCCTTATTAATAGGAGCAGAAAGATAAGAATAAAATTTACCCTTTTCTCTCTCTGGGATGCTCAACCCTGCAAAATCTTTCGATTTTTCTAGAGTGTCTGCCACACCTTCCCAATATTGTCTTAATTCCTGCTGTTGTCCCTCAACGGTTGCTTGTTGAGATTTAACCATATCTTCTCTCTGTTTCACTTGCACCTTTGCTAAAGCCTCTTTTGCCTGCACTGCTTTATTGTGAAGCTTCCCAGTATCTTCATAATCTTCTAATAATTCTTTAATGAATTCTTGATCATGTCCTTTTACTGTAAAGTAATCTCCTAAGATTGCTTTTTGACTTCTTACATCATCTTCCCCTACTTCTATCTTACTATAGTCTAAACTTGGATCATACGCCTGCATAAAGTTCTGTGAATCCCCTCCGTTTAAAACATAATTTAAATGCTCTTTAACTAGTGGAAATTTTTCTAATGTACTTTCCATTTTTTCTTCTGCTAATTGTGTAGCCACATCTTCAGTTAAATGTGCTAATCCTTCTGGGGTGTCATCATAGTTTGTACCCTCTGTATCAAAGCCAAGTTTTTCTAATACTTCAAATACAACACTTTTATCCTCACCTCCTTTATCCTCATCATCATTGTCATTGTCAACACCATCATCATCATCTGTATCTTCTTCTGCAACAACTTTTTTAAGCTTAGGAGCTTCTTCTTTAACTTCTTCTTTTTCTTCTTTATCCTCTTCTTTCTTCTCGTCGATGTCGTTTTCAAGCTCATCGGCAGAATCTAGTATAGGAGTCTCGATCTCATCGACCGGGGCCATCTCGGCTCCATCTCCTAGAATAACATCATCAAAAGTGATGTCATCTAGTTGTATTTTTTCATTTGGGTTCATATATATATTTATTGGTTTAGGTTACAAAATTACGAATTATATTGATATTTTTTATACTTTTTAGTTTTTTGGTTTTTGCTTTAATATATAACACTAGCGTCTACTTACCTCCTCTTTTAAACTTCATTTTATACCCTTCATAAAAGCGTTTTTTAGATTCAGTTAAGTCTTTTACTTTATTATTCTTCCTATAATTATCATTATAATAGTTAAACATACCCAGTGTATCTGTTACTTCTGGTATTGCGTCTGGTGTTCTTCCATATACCATCCTCATTGCCTCAGTAGCTGCTACAGGATTATCTTTTTGTAATTCTTTTTTAAATCCAGTTGAGTCTGATGGTAACCCCATTTCCTCAAATCTTTTAAAGTATTTTTTTTGAGTTTTACTATACCCTTGACTTTTACCGTCTTCGTCTACTCTTGGGGAGAATAAATCTGTGAGCATGATTGGATCTATAGATGCCTGCGAGTTAGTATACTTTCTACCATATGCAGCAGGATTATACCCCATACTATTTTCCTGAAAATTAGTTACTTCTAATAGTTTTTTTTCTTTATCGTTAGTAGCGACATTACTTATTGCACTGTTTAGGTCTCTTCTTCGTTGTCCCTCAGTTTTATGCTCTCCACCATGTGGGTAATAGTTTTTTACTCCTCCCTGTCTTTTCCATCCCATGGTTTTGGCATCTCTGCGTATCTTCTCTGACTTATCAGAAACTTTTGGTCCTCCTTCCTCATACTCAATCATATCAGAAACTTTATACTCACCCCCATCTTTATACTCATTTGCGTCAGTAACTACTCCACTTACATCCTCTCCTGTAGGATTATTAGTAATGCCTGGAGGAGCATCTTGATATGACTGTACTAAATCACCGTCAACTTGTTGAGGCATCTCCATTCCCCCTGGCATAGGTTGTTGAGGAGCTTGTTCTTGTACCTGCTGAGGCTCTTCTTGCCCTTGACCTTGCTGTTGCATTTCCTGTTCCCGCTGCATAATAAGATCTGTAAAGTTTCCTTTATATCCCTCAGCCATCGCCTGCTTAATGATTTGCATTTTAGCGTCGTTTTCCATTAGGCTTTAGGTTTATTTTTCATAGCTTGTATTTTCTTATTTTCTGTACTAGCTTTAATCTTATCCCCTTGAGACTTCTGCTTTAACGCATCTCTCTTAATAGACTCATCTGCTTTGTTTGATCTAGAAACTTCTTGCTGTGATAAACTTTTAATATCAAGGTCTTTTAATGTAGTAGAGAAATCTCTCATACTCTTACTTTGACTAACACTTTGAGCTATATCAGCACCCTCCGCTTGAATCATCGCTATCTTAATTGCATTGTCTCTATCTTTTTGTTTCTCTGATAATTCCAATTGTAATTTCTCTTGCTCTGCTTTCAATTGCGCTTGTGCTTGTGCCTGTTGTGCTTTACCTTGCTCAGCTTCCAGCTCTTGTTGAGCCTTCTCTGCTTGCTTAATTTTACTCTTAATAACAGGGAAACTGTCAGACTCAAAAATTTCCATTGCAGCTGAAGCTGGTAATCCATTTTGAATCATAGCTTGAGACATACCTTTTATCATATCTAACTTCTCTTGATCTTTCCCAGAGTTAGATACAAATATACCAAAGTTAGATTCCATATACCCAACAGTATCTACATCTAAGAATTCTTGTGTTCCATCAGGCATTACATACATTCCTTTCTTCCCTGTATGCCATGCTTCTTTTGAATAATCAACTAGAGCTTGCATGTCTCTTCTCTCCATACCTTCAAACTTTTTAAATAAGTCTTCTGTAATGTGTGAGGATTGTACGATAGCTTGTTGTGAAGATGATTTACCTTCATACTGCCCTATCTCCCCTTGTCTTTGTCTTGTAACTCCTGAAAGTTTTTCCCATTCAGCTAAAATAGAACCTAATAATTCTATATACTGAGAGATAGTCTTAATAGACATATCTAAAACAGACTGATGTTGAGGTGAAAGTTGTATACCTTCTTTATTGTAATCTACCCATGCAATACCTGTTCCTTCTACATAATACATGAATTTATCCATATCCCATTTCTTAGGGATCATATTAATATCAAACTGAGCAACTATATCCTTACTCCTAGCAATTGCTAATTCTAATCTATATTTATAGATGTTATAGTTTAGTTGATAAGGAATTCCTAATTGTACTAATGAAATGTTAGGGGAGTTAACATCTGAATATCTCCTACCATTAATAGGTAGTTTACATGTAGATGCATCATCAATAGACTGTCTTTGATTAGCAATAGGACGAACATTGATAAAAAATCTACCGTCTATTCTTGTACCTTCCCATACTTCATTTACCCATAACCATTCTATCTGTGCTCCAGTTTCTTTTAGTTCTGCAGGCATTCTAAACCCGTCTTCAACTTCTTTCTCCTCCATGTTTCCTGTAACTGGATCCATATATGCCATAAATCCTATACGCTTTCTGGATTTCCAATATACATTTATAACTTCTACTAATCTATTTCTATATGAATTAGGATTTTTAGAAGCTGAACTAGCATGTAAGAAGAAGTTATCTCCTTCAGAGTGCTTAGGATCTTCCATCTCTAATACCTGTGACTCTGTTAAGAAGTCATAATAATTATCTATAACAGTAGATGCATGGACATACTTTCTAACTAAAGCCCAATCCCCATCTTCTACATAATCTAAATCTGGATCTAAATCATAATCAACATCTACCGGATTTAATATTTCATAAAAAGTTTCTCCGTTTCTTACTCCTCTATGTGTGTATGTTTCACCTGAAACTAAAAAGTGAAACCAAGCTTTATTAAATTTTTCTCTTAGGTTCTCATTGTATACAATATAATTTAAAGCTTTCTGCCCCATTATTGCACGATTATCTACATAAGAATTCTCAAATAATTCTAGGAGGTGATCTGGTACTTGTACATCCATTGGATCCATACCAGTCTCTACACCTCTTTCCCCTAACTCATTAACGAATTGCTTTTTAAAGTTCTCCATTAACATGTCATTCTTAGCCTGTTCTTTTAAAGTAACAGTATCTGAGTTTTGAACTGTAACGGTATAATTGAGAGGTCTCTTAGATTTTTCTCCTAAAAGTAAATCAATTATAGGTTTAATTATGGGATAATTACGCATTTGCGATGGGAAGTTTTTCCTGGACTTTCCATAAGGTTGCAATACATACTTATAATCATTTTCATCAACTATACCGTTATAGTAATCATAGTAACGTCTCAAGTCTTCCTTGCCAGATGAATATCCAGTACCTTGATTGGAGAGATCTATATATGCCTCAACACATGCCCTTCTCCAGCTTTCTGTTTTCTTAGACATTGGAAGTTTCTGTCTAGGTATTTGTTCGTATCCCATAATCTACAAATTTAATTAAATTTACCGTTGTTCTCACTACGAGGGTAAATATTACTCTCGCCTTTATATATATATCACTAAAAGAGGTTTCTATCGAACCAATCATCATGAGACCTATCCTCTAGGACATCCTGAACTTCTGCATTGTATAACTCTCGCGTATGAAACATACCAATCATAAAAGCCATCACACGGTCAAAATTCCCTTTATGATTAAATTTTATAAGTTCCATTAAAAACGCAGGGTCATATATTTTATGCAAATTTAGTGTTTGTTTTCCATCTTCTGCCTTATGTCGAGGAGAATTTAACCAATCTCGTATATATATTTCTCCCTGTCTTTTCCTAGCTTCAGTCATATGCATACCAAACTGACGCTTTACTGTTTTACTTCTTAATTCTTTTTTATCTAACATTTCAAACTCTTCTTGAAGTCTATGTAACTTTCTGTGTCGTTTTGCATATGCTATAACTTCCCCCCTATCATTCTCAAATCCAATCTTACATCCATAGTAATCTGCAAGCATAAATAGATTTCTATTATAATCATCTTGTGTTTTAGGCCTCCCTACATAAGATGCTACAATAATATCATCAGGTTGTGATAAATTATTAGGACGTTTAATAACATAGGCTGCTCCTAGAGACATAGAATCTGCTGATTGATTTTGTCCATATGGATCATGACAAATGATATACATATTAACAGGAACTTGTTGTTTGGCGTTCTTATAAGGGGCTTCATATATAACAACTCCACCTGTAGTGTCATCATCTTTCCTGTGAGGGTACTTTATGATCTGTCTTAAGTCCCCGTCTATAGTAAACTTTATCCTCTCGTCTTTGTCATAATAAAACTTCCCTATAGTACCAATAGATTGCAGTTTACCTGCTTTTACTTTATTATATTGTTCTTGTAAAGATGCTACATCAAATAAATTAGCTGTAACTTGTAATGTAGCTTCTTGTGGGGAAAAAGGATGCTCCGCTATATACTGATCTAATGATTTTGCATCAGCTGCTCCTTTTTTCTTATCCCTCATGCTATTTTCGTACTCTACAGCATCTTGTTTTATAGAATTACCATCATCGTCTATAAATCCATCTAAATTAGTTTGTATTGGGATAAAATATCCACATTTTGTACCCACAGCTCCAGAATCCCATATATTCTCATAGTCCATGCAATCATATGCCTCTGGGTTATAAAATATCTCTTCCATTGCTTCAAAATCTGCACCTTCTGTACCACCGGTACCAAAAGCAACCATCATCCCTAAAGTTTTAGATCCTTGCCTCATTGTTGGCATTGTTACCTCCCATGCTTTGAGCAGTCCAGGGAATGAACCAGCTTCTTCAAAGAATACTAATTCACCCGCCTTTCCCCTCACTTTATCTGGAGCATCTTTCAGAGATACCCCCATGATTTGAGACTTCATACCCATCTCAATCTCTAATCCATTTACTTTCTTCTTATATCCAGACATCTTATGCATCTCTCTATCTCTTAAACGAGGTTGAGCCCATGCTGTATGGTCATCTATAAATGATAAGAACTCCCATGCTTTAGATAAGAGTCCATCACCAATTAAGTATTCTTTCTGTGCTGCAAATACAAAGTTCTTACTATTTCTAACAAAAAAGTAATTACGAGCTAGCATACTCCCAGCTTTATATGAATATCCCTTTCTTCGTGCTTTTAACACGATCATATGTTTATTGTCAGCTCTTGCTTTGTCTATTTCGTGAAAATATTGATAATCCCCATCATAGAAACTAGGGAAAGATCTCTCCCGTCTAGATTGTATAGTACCATCTGGCATTTCCTCATCAATAGCCCTATCAATAGGACAATAGTTCAAATAAAAGTAATGAAAGCCTGTTATACGTAATTCTCCTATCTCATATCCGTACATACAACGTCGCTTCTCCTCATCCCAGTAGTCATAGTACTCTTTAGTGCCAGGAAGGGCATTCGTGTACACACCGTCCTTTAAAAAGGCTAGAGCGGCGGGCCTAGCCCTACTTGTCTCTTTTAACATCTATCTCTTTCTTACTATCAAGTAATTCTTGGCATTTCTCATAATCCTCTAATTCTATGAAGTGATCAATCACCCATCCTATCTCTTCATCGCTAATATCATCATGTAAAAATGGATTAAAAGGTAAAGGAAACTCTAGATCCTCATCTCCTTCTTCTAATTCAATGTATACATCCTCTATTGAGATCCTACCTGTAATAACATTATATGCATTCTGCATAGCTGTGTTATATAACTCTATTTCTTCTAAAAAATCCATTACGTACTATATTTATTTACTTCAATTCCTCCTCTATTTGTATTAGAAGCCTGCTCTTCCTTCTTAACTATTTCCTCTAATCTAGATAATCCATCTACTACTTTCCCCATATTAGAGAGATTAGCTATTAAATCTTTAGCGTGAAAGATAGGTTTACCGTTGTCATCCATCATAGTAAGGTCTATATCTCTGAAATACTTTTCTAATTTTACTATTGAGCCTTTAGCGGCCTTTAATAATCTAACAGCTGACGTTTCAATTAATATTTCATACTTTTTACACGCAGTATTAACTTTAATACTTGGAATAAACTTATTATCATCGCCAAATATACTGTTTTTTACTTCAATAGTACGTTGTTCCCACTCATAAACCGCAAAAGGCGACTTATGATCCACCATAAAGTATACGTAAGCTAACTCAGTTGGGGATAAAGTTTTAAACTCTACTACCTGTAAAGCATACGTTGAAGGTACAGTTCTATTATCTTTTATATATATTAAATCATCCATTATCTTGGGGTCTATATTTTTCAGAGTTTGCTTGTATTCTTATAGGTACTTCTACATCTTCACCATACAATCTACTAAGTATTTGTATTCTGTGGTGTCCGTTTATAAGGTGATACGTACCAGCTGCCTCCTCCACATGTATGCACTCCTGTAAACCATCTTTTATAAGATCATCTTTTAATAGGTCCCAGTCATATATATAGTCCGGATTATCTATCAACTTTTCAGTTTCTCTAATTTGTATGTCGCATATTTTAATATACTTTGGACTATATTTTACTTTTACCATTTTTTTTATCTGTTAAACGTTTTATATGCGCTATTCTACCCTTTTTTACAGAAAACTTACCGAAATATGGGAGACGCACACTATCAAAGTTGCCATCATTCATTATTTTTGCTAAATATTTAAACTGAGAGTTAACAATCCTTTCCACCGTCTGTAGAGGAAGGTTATATTTATTAGCTATTTTATATATAATGAAACTTTTATTCTGGGACATCTTCGAAGTCTACATATCCTTCATCAGCTTGCTTTTTTTTATATGCTTCTACCTCATCCCTACTAACAAACAGATTCTCCTCGCCTGCATCCCTCTTTATATCTTGGATTGCCTCTATAACATCTTCATTCTCCTTATCAAACATCTGCTGTTCCCTTACAATCTTTTCTTGTTTCGTTTTAGGGGTAGCATCCTGGGCTTTCCATCTTTGAGGATCATCTGGACAAGTAGTTGTTCTCCACTTTGCTTTATGCTCTACCATGCACCCACACTTACCACACCTCATATGCTTCTTAATCAAATGTGGACAGTTATTACAAGCAGTTAATCTTTCAATATAATCTGCAGGTGTTGTTGCTGGAGCTCCTTCTGCAACCCACTTACCTAAGTCTTTCCCAAAACTTTTAATCATACTAAACATTGAAGGCGGTTCCACCTCTAATGGTTTTACTTCCTCTGGTTCTTCTTTATTATCTTTCATAATCGTAATTAAATTCTATATTCATTGTTAAATAGCCCCCATTTACATCTTGGAAAACTGTTATTTTATATATGTCCTCCTCAAACACGGATATTACTAAATGTGTAATTCCCTTAGACATCTCTATTGATTGTTATTTCTACTACCTCCGTTGATGGATCTAGCATTGGGTTTAATTTATAGTATCCCTGACGTTTAAATATAGCACCTTTATCTTTATACTTCTTAATATAGTTATTTAAAGTATTAGGATCTTTGATACCTATGAGTTCTGCAACAGCTTTCTTTACATTTACACTACATAGATTCATATCATCTTTTAGTATTTGTACATCTATAAAGGAAGCTAATATACTTAGCTCTTTATTAGTCAACCCAAATATACCATTCCATATCTGTAGATACTTATAAGTACTATTTATACTAACTGTTATACTTCTCTTATTAATTTTTACTGCGTCTGTGTCTGTCATTTTCTAATATATTTATTAATGCACTTTTAGTATGCAATGGTCTTGCATCTTTTCCTTTATGTTTATTCATAGCGTGATACTCTGAAGGATTATATACTTGTTTAACTTCTCGTATCAATCCACTATTATTATACTTAACAATCCATCTACACTCTTTATTTAAAGAGGTTCTCTTTATATGTGATAAATAACTCATAGTGTAAATTTTTTATGCGTATTCCCAGTAACCGTACAGATATAATCTTGTTCAGTTGAATACAATCGTCTCCTACACAAATCTGTGTGAAAACCCATTCTATGTAGAATGTACATTAATTTATTTCTCATTAAATTGTATTTTTATTCTATTACCATCTTCAACGATAATCTTAGACTTCTTAGACTGTCTATTAAAAGCTTCTATGTGAGGAGTTAGATCTAGTTGTGCGTGAAGATAAGACAAGAATACTTGTATCTCTTTAGAGGCGGTAGTTGTAGATTTAAGAACGTCGTCTGCGTTGGTAGAAGATTCTAGTAAAGTTTGGAAGTCACTAAGAGAAATGGTGACTGTCCCGTTTACCACTTCCCTAATACCTGGTGTTCCCCTACTAATAGGTAATCTTTATCCTCAATCCTAGCTTTAATAGCTTCTGATCTTGGATCTACCATTACAGTATCGCCTTTCTTTACGAATAAGCAATTAGGACCAGTCTTTAATACCTCTAATACATTAGACTTTTTTGCATTTGCTGCAGCTGTAGTCTCATCTAAGATAATACCTGACTCTGTTGTTTCGATTGTTGGGTCTGGAAGAACTATCCAGTTTCCGTTTGGTTCAAATTTCATAATTTATATATTTAGTTTATGCAAAGATATAAATTATTCTTTTATAGTTCCAACTATTTTAAGATATTTTTTTATTTAATGTTGGCTCAGTACGTATTAACGTAGGGAAACCAGAGAAGCTTTGATCTTCCTCTTCCATATATTCACCACATTGGCATAAGGCTTCTTCAACACGAACCTTATCATCTATAACTACCATACTAACTTTGTGAAGTTCTTTCTTCTCTCCACACTTACATATATATTTTGACATTTCTAATTTTGATATAGTTCACCCCCTTGTGGTTTCAATTTCAAGTTTGGATTTCACTTTAGCAGTACTCCCATTTTACTCTGGGGACCCAAGGATAGTAAGACTGATGTTAATTCACCGCACATACCTGTGTGCTAATTCTACCCTAACTATAGTTTATACACTACTCTTTCGTAACTACCGGAGAAAAATCTATCTCTATTTGAGACTGCAATCCGATGTCTTTTCCCTTGTCTGGTTACC